GAAGTACACCTCGACCCACTGCCCGACCGCAGGCACCACCATCGAGGCCTTGTCCCGTGGCCAGCACCAAGCCCCCCGAGCGTTGGTATCCCACCCGAGTTCAGGCACTGTGACCAGCACCCTGCCCCGCATCAGAGGATCGTTCACATCGACGATCTGTCCTACGTAGTGTCTGAGGAACCGGGTGGCACGGGCCACCACCGATTCTATGATGGCGGACACGTCCCGACGACGATCGATGCTCATAGCATTTGCCCCGTGGGGGAGATCAGGTACACGTCTACTACCTCAAGCTCCGTGAAATAGCCTGACTGATCGACTGAATGGGTGGCCTTCCTAAGATAGAAGGTCGTATTGCGTCCGGTTCCCTTGTGTAGCCGGTCCGGGAACCCTTCCTGAAAGTCCACTATCGCGGGTGGGACCGCAGCCGGATTGCCAAGCACTCTCGCGTTTACCGAATACCCAAGACCATTCGGAGCGGTAGTGGTGTCTACCGGATCAAAGAACCGCTTGACTTGCTCAAAGTCCCGAGCGTCCATCACCTCCCGGACCAGCTGCCACTGCCCGGCCATGCCGCCTGACTGCTCGCGGGAGTTGAACTCCTCCTCGATCTTCTTGGTGTTGAGCTTCCAGGTGCGAATCTTCTCGTTCTCGACGGTGAATCGGCGGAAGACTATCTCGCCGTTGACCATCTCCATCTGAACGTTGTCACCGGCCCCGTTCTCCCCAGCGTGGCACTGCCACGTATACTCGACTACGTTGGACTTCTCCCCAGCGTTGTAATTGAGCGACAGCCCGCCTCCACACATGGTCTTGGCCACCTGTGAGGTCGTCAGGAAGTCCTGGTCTATAAAAATCCCTGCCAGGACCCCAGATGGAGTGTAGCCGATCCGGAACACCGCCCGCCACTCGCGGGCTATCCTGGACAGAAAGTGAAAGTCAGTCTCCCACTGCCGTACTGAGGTATCCCCGCCCACGATGTCGGAGCCCATCTTGAACCGTACGTCCATCAGCTTCACGCCGATCTTGGTCATGATCTGCGTAACCACCGTGGCCTTGGTCCCACCCGAGTGCACGATGTGGTCCTGCATCCCCCTCCAGTCCAGGCACACAAAGCTGCAGTTGAAGGTAAGCGCTCCCCGAGAGTCTCCTCCCCCGGACGGATTTTGCACGATCGCCTTAAACCCTCGACGATCCTGCAGGTCTGAGAACAGGTCACTCCCGAACTCCCGTACATCCACCCCAAGCTTCTTGTATCCCCAAGACAGGCTGACCTCCACTCCTTCCCTGAGGATCCTCGAATAGGCCAGCGCCGGATCGTACAGCCTCAGGGTTCCCATCGTGATCTTGTCCATCTCTTCGGTGACCTGCAGCCCCAGAAGATCCTGCTGCCGGATCAGGTCCGGACCAGTAGCGTTCAGCAGCTTCACGGTGAAGAAGGAGCTGTCCTTGTTGTATAGCCCGATCACGTCTGCGGCACCTTCACGCTTCGGACCATCGACAGATCGAATCCAGCGTCCGCGATCTCGACGGCGTTGGCCTCCCACAGCAGGTAGGAGTCCGCCTCGTAGCCCTCCCCCAGGGCCTCAGGCCTGGAGGCCACCTCATCCAGGAAGTCTCCGGCGTTCTTGTTCAGGATGATGCGGGTCTCATAGCTCGGGATCTCGCGTAGCTCCTTGACGGGACGGACGTTCCCAAGCGCGTCAGTGAAGCTCACTGTCTCCACTTCCATGTATCGCATCAGTAGGTCCTTATAGGAGTCATCGAGCCCAGCGCAACCTGGGCGATCTGCACCTTCTCAGAGATTACCGCTACCGCCCGCCTGAACGCCTCCTCGGCTTTGTACACGGCATGAGTCTCATCCAGCAGAAGCTCGATCTCGATCTCTGAGTACATGGGCTGGCCAAACGAATTGACCCATCCTTGCTTATGCGTAGGATCAGCCTTGGCTACCCAGTACACCAGAGGCAGGCTTCCCGTTCCCCAATAGTACAGCACCTTCGGCATCGGGTTGAACTGCCGGGCAGCGAGCGCTCCGAACCCTTTGGCCTGATTGCGCAGCATGTCGAACTGCTTCAGCAGCAGCACGTTGCCCACGAAGTTGTCACGCTTCACTAGCTGCAAGGTGAAGGCGAGCTTGCGGTTGCCTCCCCCTCCGGGCATCACCGGATGGTAGTTCAGGCCTGGGATCGGAGTCTCTGCGAGGATGATGTCCTTAGTATCCCGGATGTCGGAAGGCACGATCTTGGATACGATCAGCTGCTTGTTCGACAGGTCGTACATGAACCATGGCACCCCAAACGAGAACTTCGGGACCACCTGCACGATGCTTCTCATCATAGACCTCCGGCCACCCCGGAGTCCAGGACCAGCCGCCTGAACTCGTCAGTGAACCCGCCCGCGAACGCAATCCCCGCCGCCCGAGCCCCGCCCTCGGTGACGTTCAGATTCACTACGACGTTTACCCCTCCGACCCTCATCGGGTTCTTAGCCGCGATGATGGTGTCCTGCGGATTGAACTGCACCACCTCGCCCCTCTTGGTGATCATGGCGTCCTGAACCTGCTTAGGACCCACAAGGGTCTCACCCCAGGCCTTGCCTTGACTCTTCCAGTAGTTGACTATCGACTGGAACATCTTGGAGGACCGCTCATCTTGGAGGCCCGCCAGAGCCTCGGCCTGCTTGCGGACATCCGCGATCTTGGAGGGGTTGCCGATCGCCTTTATTCGTTCGATCCCGATCGGTATCCACTCCAGCATGTCGCGGACCCCCTCAAGGAACACCCACAGGGTCTGCAGGGAAGCCATGATCGCCTCGCCCACCACCAGCCCCAGCCCCCGTGCGATCATGGAGAACACCCCGGACTGCTTGTCTATGTCGGCCAGAACCTTCCACATTCCGCGCAGCGCGTCCACCACTCCGCTCAGCGGCGTCATCACACCACTCAGCGAATCCTTCAGCCCTCCGGCAAACTCTTTGGCGAGCTTGGTGATGAAGTCGATGATCTCCCCGGCGAAAGCTGCTACGTCGTGCAGCAGAGTCCAGAAGCTCTTGCCTTCTTCATTCGCTCTGAACCAAGCCGATACGAGATCCCATAGCGAGGTGACCAGTCCCTTGATATTCTCCCACGTGTTGCCCAGGCCCTCGGCCAGTCCCGAGATCACCGTCCGCAGCACTCTGCCAAGGAACTCCGCGACCACCGCGATCTTGGCCACTAGCAGGTTCAGGAAGTCCGAGAAGCTCTGCCCGAACAGCCGCTTGAACGCGGGACCCACCGCCTCGGTGAGGGTCCGGAACATCCGTACCAGCTGCTTGACAAGCGCGATTCCCGCCCTCACCACGTTGGCCAGGGTCTGCCCCCAGCGAATGAACATGGTCCGGTGATCCCGGACCCAGTTGAGCATCCGCTGCAACAGTGGCATGAGCAGCTGTCTCAGCGGCCAGAATAGGTTCTTGAAGAAGATCCCGCCCGCGATCTGGAACGCCTTCCCGAACTCTGGGACGTACTGGTTGAACTTGCGCCACAGCGCCTGGGCTCCTTTGATCGCCACCCCCACCAGCAGCAGACGCTTGACGATTCCACCCGCGACCTGCCCCACCTTGTGGGTCACCGCCTCCAAACCCTTCGTCACCCGGCCTAGTCCGCTCAGGAACGGCTTAGGATCGAAGCTGAAACTGACATCATCCTGTCTCGGCATTAGGTTGCTCCTTGGCCATGCGGTTGAACTCCTCGATCAGGTCCAGCATTTCGTCAACCGGCATCTCGACCAACTCCTCGTATCTCACCGCCCCAAACGTCCCACGGGACAACCTGAGGGCCACGGCCATCAAGTCCCTGCGCTCGATGTCTATCGTGGCTATGGCCCTCGCCAGCCACAACTCCCGGATCTGCACAGGCCCGAGCCTCAGCCCCGCAGACCTGAAGCGAAAAAACGCCCGGTGTCTACCTCCGCCTCCCAGCTCTTCCCGCACTTCGGACAGTTCTTTATCAGGGTGGTCTGCTGCCCCTTGGAACGGATGATCTTGGTGAGAGAGTTGATGTCCAGGATGTCCATCCGCTCGAACAGCATCATGCCCCAGCGAGTCCTCCACCGGTCGTCCACCGGCTCCCCGTCCACCTTGGTGATCGCCTGGGCGTAGATCGCGAACTGGAACCTCGCGGTGTCCGCGATCCCCTGCCGCCCATATGCCACGATGCAGTCCCTCAGGGTGGGCCACCTCATCTCGACCACCTTGGCCGACGTGATGAGGTTCTTGTCCCGATCCCGGATCTCCACTGGATACTTCATCTCATGGGAGATCTGGTCCCCCGAAGTGGCCTCCACCACCTGCAGGTCCGTGATCCGGTCGGCGTGTTCCCCCTCGCACACCAGCTGCCCGCTGCACCTCGGACACTCATACATCCCCTCCACGGCGTCTTCATTTCCGGCCATGATGAGGATCCTCAAGACCGCCCATTCCACGTCCTGGTAGGGCATCTCTCGGATGGTGTTCTTGAGGGAGGCCCGGTCGGTCTCCACGTGTCCGTCCTCAGAGGACATCGAGGAACAGGATCCGGCGATGAAGGTTAACATGGCGCTATAGTAATCCCCGCCATCTGCTACCTTCTTGGTGTCCGCTATCAGGCCACCCCGAGGACGCTCCAGTTCGATCTCGTTCCAGGCATGGCCCGCCCACTCGTACGGTATGAGGATGCGCACATCTTTACTCCGGCCCCAGCGGGATGATCTCCCAAGGAACCACTGTGATGGTCACCTTCGCGTACGTAGGGCTCGCGGCATCGAACTCCGGCTCGGTGTACCGGACGCATTCGCAGCTCTGCAGCATCGTCCGGGCAAACTCCGCTCCGGCAGCGTCCGTCCGGATCACCACCGCGTCATGGGTCTCGTTGTTCAGGAAGTACGACTTGAAGAAGTTGAAAGCCTTCGAGTCGCGCTGCACCTTGTAGACCATCGTGACCTCAGGCACAGTGGTGATTCCGTTCTGGATCTTGCGGATGCGGTCGAACTCCGGGACGTCGATGATGCCGCGCTCCAGCGGGATCTCGGTGATCGACACCAGCCCTGGGACCTCCTCACCGTCCCAGGTTATTCGCTTTTTCTCGGCAAGGTCGTTTCTCTGCGACATGTCCTTCCTCCTAACTCCTCAGCAGAATGCCTACGCCTATCCGGATCGATCCGGCAGGAGCGGGATAGGTGAAGTACACGTCCAGGTTCCTGTTCCCCGCCTGCAGCTGATCGATTGGGTTGTTGACGAGATCGGCCTTAACCTCGAAATGCTGGTCGGGCTTGGTCTCCGTCCCGTCCGCGTTGAGCGTCTGCCCGAACGTTTCTCCCCGGACTACGCTTCCCGTGGAGCCCACGTCCCATAGGTGGTACAGGAACGACAGGATGGCCATCTTGTCTTCCTTCACCCGGTTGATCGAGTTGGGAGTGTTCTCCGAGACCTGAAGCGAGTCCACGGAGCTGATCTTGATGAACTCCCTGAGCATCAGACCGTTGAGGAACTGATACTCAAGGGAAGTCGACGGAGTGAAGGCGTTCCGCAGGACGATTCCATAGCCTGCTAGGTTCTGGATGCAGTTCACCCCAGCATCCGCCAGATCGGTCCTGTCCACGTCCGCGAGGAACTGGTCCCCGATGACGTCCAACGCTCCGTAGATCGGATCGTTCTTGGTCGGGATCCAGTGCATCCCCCGCTGTCCGATCACCCGGATCAGCAGCCCCATTATGTGGCCCACGTTTGGAACGTGTCGGTAGGGCGCGACCGGCGAGAGATTGAACGGATCCGTCACGTATAGCCAGTGCGCCGGAAGCACGGCCAGTACGTCATCAGACCGCTGGAAGCCTTGTCCGATGGTGAGCAGCTGGCTCTTGCTCTGGTTCTCCGCCACGCATAGGATCGTCTTCGGGTTGTCCCATCTCCCCTTGCAGTAAGTCTCGATTGCCTGCTGGATCGAGGCCACCGTGCTCTCCGGATTGCAGATGTAGCGCACCGGCATGTTGTCGAGCTTCGACAGCGCCCGAGCCCAGTGCGAGGAGGTGGTGGGAGCGGTCCCGTCTGCTCCGTTGGCCGGATAGGTGACTGTGCTCACGTCTCCCGGAAAGGTCTGCTCCAGCTGAGGTGGGGTGGTCGCAAGGCGAGTCACCTTCAACCACTTGGATTGTCCGAAGACGTTCGGCACGTAGAAGTCCGACACTTCCGGCTCGGTGGTGCAGAAGATCTTCCCCAGCTCTACGTCTACCTCGCCGACTATTCCGTTGATCTGCCGTCTCCAGGTCCTCAGTCGGAAGCCCAGAACCGTCACCACGTCTGTCGCGGCTGCGTTGGCCGTCGCGTGGAAGGCCGCAGCGAAGCTCACCTTCTTGATGTTCTCGTCGATCGCGGTGACCTTCTTGTACACCGTGGCTCCGCCGCCTCCGGTCGCCACCACCTTGATGATGTCCCCGACCTTGATCCCGCCGATGGCCGTCACGTATATGAACGTGTCGTCCTTGGTTCCGGTGGTCAGGATCGTGGTTGAGAATCTCGCTCCGTTGGTGACCGTGACCCCAGTACGGTTGCCTGACACCCCGTAGCCCAGCTCTCCCTTGTACGAGTCCTCCAGCTTCAGGACATCCGCAGGAGCACCCTGCGTATCCTTCAGGGTCTGATTCGCGGTCACCGCGTCGATAGCCGTTCCCGTGTTGCCCACGTGCGCCACCACGTACAGCTTGGCCTGCACTCCTATGGTGTTCGCAAAGAACCCGTTCAAGGCGTCCCAGCCGTACATCGCCGGGTCTACCTGGAGTCCGAAGATGTCCTGCACCTCTTGCGGACTCCTCACTATGAATGCTCGGTCGAACTTGCGTTCGAACTTGCCCACCAGACCCCCGATGAGCATGTCTGAGGAGACGACCGACTTCGCCTTCTTGGTCGGGTTGTTCTCACCCCAGACTCCGAGCAGCCTTTTGTTAGCCATCTTTTACCTCCTGCACCCCAAACAGGTGCGCCTGTTGCTTGAAGTCGGGATGGTTTATGACCTCCCGGCCCACGATCAGCGTTCCATTTGGCGGGAACAGATACGTAGTGATTCCTATGTGAAGCTCAAAGGACCTGTTCTGCTGAAAGGTCAAGGCTACCTTGCGCTCCACTGACTGCTGATAGGACTTCACCTTCTTTTCTCCCGAATATCGCGATCCTTTCTCCATAGGCTCCGTCATGAGAGCACCCCCGGTTTTTCAAGGTTATAGGTCGAAGTGACTGCCGCCGCTGCGGGCAGCACCTCTCGCGCCTCTCGAAGCTCTTTGACCTCGATCAGCACCGTGTACTGCGTCTTGGGCAGAATCTCGATAGGAATCGTCGGATCCAGCTGCCTGGGTGGTATATCGAACATGAAGTCGTGCTTCCGACCGTTGATCCACAGCTTGTATTGCCCGAGCAGCCCCCTGGCCACCCGATTGAGCCGGGCCAGGATCTCATAGTGCCGGGCCTCGCAGTCGATCAGCACCGGGTACTGCAGAAGCAGGTCGTCTCTGCGATCGCTGAACTGGCCAGCCATATCAAAGGAGTCCACTAGCCTCTCTGCACCAGAAGACCGGAGGATCGGAGTAGGTTCCATCCCTTGGATCGAGATCGAAGGGAAGATCGCGTCGGTCTCCCCGAGGGTGATCCTGACTGGGAACTGCAGGTACACCTCAGCCGAGGAATAAGCATTGAGGAGCATCACCCCGTCCAGGTTCCCGTAGAAGGTCCACCCGCTCTCGTCATAGTCCCTCAGTTGGTGGTACTCCTCAACTGCCCCTTCCTTGATCTTGATCACCGCGTACCGGTCCAGGAAGTCCCGGTACCCGCTGATCACGATTTTCTCCGAGAGCTTCTCACCCTGGAGGGTCCCGACCAGGATCCCATCAGGATAGTCCTGCGTCACGATCTCTTTCAACTCGTCCTCAATGGCCTGCAGCACGTCCAGCGGATACTCGTCATGGATCGCGTACATGCCCGAGCACAGCAGATAGTCTTCTTCATCGTGAAGGGCTGTGATCCGGATCTGGTTGATCGAGGTGATCCCGGAAAGCGAGATCGTCACGTCACAGAACCCTTGGAACGTCGGCAGGTAGAACTCCTTCACCCCATCCACCGAGATCGTGTAGGAGAAGTCAGTTGGCTTCATGAACCACTGACCTCTGCGATTGCGGGACCACAGGCACAACACCAGTTCCGTATAGTCGCTAAAGTCGGTGATCGCGGTCATCTTCTCGGCGGAGCCCCCGGAGGTGTAAGGCGTCAGCACCGAGCCGTCCACGAAGTTGACCCCATCCAAGTAGTACAGCTCGAAGCCGTTGGTCGTCTTATTGTAGACCGAATACACGCCCTCATTCAGCTCGACCATCCCGCCGACTTCGGTGATCTTCACCAAGTCTCCGTTGCTGAAGGGATGCGCCATGGCCGTGACCCGGACGGGTGATTGAAGCCCGATCTCATCGGCGTAGACGTACTTCCCGGAGGCCACGCTTGTATCATACACCAGAGAAGCGAACACCCCAGTGGCGTTCGCCGGGATAGCCACCTGAACCGTCAGCAGTTGCCAGACATCGTAAGCGTTCGGAGTCATGGAGTAGTAGTGCCAGGACGTGTCGTAGTATTGCAACTGCAACTTGATCTGCGTGAACAATGGCCCGCCCGTCGGACATCTCAACCGGCAACTCAGCCGATAGGCACGACCCGCAGAAAACCCGTGCATGTCTGCTGGATTCGTGTTGTCGACGAAGCCGTAGTACCCGCTTAATCCGACAGCGCTCGTCTTCACCAGCTTCCGTGCGTAAGTCCCTTTGTAGACCTGTTCCGTGGTTCGATCGAAAGTGACGTTCGACTGCAAAGACCCATCGATCTGCGGTGGCAAGACGTTCTCACAATCTCCGTACAGCATCTTGGGATTGCACAGCGCTCCACTGATCACAGCCGTTATCCCAGTAGCCGTGCAGGGCCTGATCGTCTTCTCGATCGCCTTGCCTTGGTTCCCTTCCGGTACGTAGAACACTAGGCTGGAAGGCAGCCTTCCGGAGATGTAGTCCCGGTGCCCGTTGAGCATGGAGGCTACGATGTCACCGTCTGAGAACCAGCCAAGCTTGTTGATGAACGGCTCAATCTCCAGCTTCATCGATCCTCGCCTGAGCTTCCTGCTCCTTGGCCTCTATCCTGGCCAGAGCCTTACGATCTCCAGTCTGCACGTACCGCACGATCGCCTGCTTCACCTCACCAGCAGGATCGCGACTGGCACGACCTGCCATGTATCTGCGGTAAGCATAACGAAAGGCAGGACGGGCTGGTACGCGAACGACCTGCCCCTTGTGACCGAAGGCCCCGATAACCGTAGCTCCGTACTCATGCACGTCGAACAGATCCCGCAGCCGGATCTTTCGCTCTCCAGGATCGCCGGGCTTCCGCTTGCCATGATGGAACCGATTCTTCGGTCGCACGATCCACGCTTTGCCAACTCTCTTCACCTCCATCATGTTCACGTAGGACCTGCGCTCCTCCAGCCCCAGCCCCCACAGCGGATGGTCCGGGTGTTCCAGCCCCAAGGCCGCCTTCCTTTGAACGGTGGAAGGTTCCAAGGGCTTCAGCCTCAGGCTCCGCTCCTCCAAACCCTGCTGGAACTCCCGCACCACCCCTACCGCGTCTCGCTTGGCGTAGCCCTCCAACCGATCAGTCAGGATCTTCGGCAGACGCCTGATCCTCGCCTGTATCGCTCGGTAGTTCATGGAGAACTTCGCCTTGACCATCAGATCCTCTTCAGCCCCAGGACCATGTAAAGCTCGACGTCACCGAACTCCGACTGATGGCTGCGCTCCCTGATCTTGAACCGCATCCCGTCAGAAGCGATCGTGCAGCGCTCCACGTCGAACGCCCACGGGTCCGTTATCCCATGATCGATCCAGTCCTTCATGGCCGTATAGATCAAAAGATCGCACTCTTCTCTCAGCCCCGCCTTCTCCAACTGCCGCGAGGAGGGAGAGTGCGTGTACGGATAAGCCCCGATGGTGAACACCAGTTCCGAAGTGGAGAGCGACTTTATCGAGCCGTACTCGTCCCTCCGGACGTCTCCCTCGGTCCTGACGTGCACCTCCACCGGCATGCCATATTCAGTCACCAACGCCTGCACGTCCCGCAGCGCGTCATCTCGCTCGCACTGAACTCCTATCGTCATGCGGTCACCCCGGTCATGTACTTGCGCATGATGGCGTGTCCGTCCCGCGCAAGCTCGTTTCTGATGTCTGAGAACTTGCCCCTGCTACCATAGTTCCTTGAGAACGCTTGAATCGAGATCGTTCCACCTCCTGTCCTGTTCGCGATGTGCCCGAGCATCTTCTCGGCCACAAAGCACTTGATCGCATGCTTGATGTCTGCTGGGTAGTCGGTCATGCCGTAGCTGTAGGTTACTCGCAGATTCTTGACTCCCCGAGCGAAGATCGGCACGTAGTTGGCCTCGTTGAAGTTGGCCCGCGCTTTCAGGATTCCCTCATCCGGGATCTGCTGGATCGCGAGCGGTGAGATGTAGAACTGGTTGGACGGGACGTTCGTATAGTTGATGGCGATCAGCTCCACGATCGGACGGTGCCTCAGCACCAAGATCGAGTTCCCGGTCCCCGAGTAGTATTCGGTGACGGTCTTCACCTCAGTGAAGCTCAGCTTAGTCTTGGCCTCAACCCACGGTATCACGAATGAATCGCGCTTGTCCTTGATCCAGGCATCAGACAGCTGGACGTCGATGTTATACCCTTCCAACAGATCCCGAATCTCTTTGGGCTCTGGCGCTGCCACCTCTCGGCCTCCTCAAAAGGAAGGGAAGCCCCGGCTTCCCGGGGCCTTCCCTTTAAGACCTCAGGATCGCCATGTACACGATGCCCCGGTCGTTGGCACCGTTGGCCTTCACGTTCAGGGCCTCTCCCTGGACGATGGCCTTCCCTGACTGCAGGACCAGAGCTGTGCGGGTCAGAACGTCGATCACCGCGCAGACCATCAAGGTCGTCAGGTTCGTGGTGGAACGCCGAATGCCGAGTGTGCCGGAGGCGTTGGCCGCCGTGCAGACCACCCAAGCATCCACCAGCTCGCCCGACACCTCAGCGGTGAAGGCGAGCCCACCGGAAGCATCAACCGCGACCGGTACCCGCTGGATGTACACTGACTTCTGCTCGAGCATCTGCAAGCGGCTACCGAGCTTGGCGTTTTGGTTCCCAGGCATCAGCTGATCGATAGAGAAAGCTTCACCATCGCTCAGCACAGCAGCTGGATACTGGTTCATTCGCTATCCTCCCTTTCCAGGGTGTGCGGGTTCTCGACGAGATAGCCACGCTTCATGAGCACCTCAACGAGGGCTCGATCCCGCGTGTTGACCCTCCCGTTCACAATCGCCACCTCCTTGAACCTGCCTCCCACCTTCACCCGGATTTTGGTGTCTATCACGTGCGAGTCGATGTTGTCCGGATGGATCAGCACTATGTCCTCGGAGGTGTGGGCTTTCAGATGGGGTCTGGCATCAGGCACGTCCGGATGAGACACGATCTCAAAGCCCGCCCGCAACAGCCTGCGGGTCCAGACTTCTTGATTCTCATTCTCCGGCAGCTGGTATGTCCGATCATGCAGATCCAGCTGATGGGCCTTCCCCTCCTCATCATAGAACGCCGCGCTTGACTCCCCTGGAGGAGCGCTTTTGAGGATGAAGACATTCTTCATGTCCTCCTCCTTGCTTGCCTTGACCTGGGTGGAAACCTCGGGCTGAGGTTTAGGTTCAGCCCGAGGCCCAGTCTCCAGGTCCCTTGACGTCAGGATCACGCCGCTACTTTCAGACCTCTGATGATCGCGGAAGTGGCCTCCCAGGAATCGATCAGTGACCCGTAGGTCTTGATCAGGAACGGAAGGTTATCGTCCGTCTTGGCCAGAGGCTCCAGCGTGACCAGCCCGTTAAACCGCGAGCCCGCCGTGTTGGTGTAGGCGTACTTGCCCATCCCCTGGAACTCGTCGAGATCCCAGAAAAACAGGTACTCAGGCGGGTTGGTCAGGGTTCCGGTCAGCGGTACGTCAGCCTGCATCCCGGTCGGCACCGATGCGGTCGGACCAGTGAGAACGCCGCCCGTCGCGCTTAGAGTCAGCGTCGGGTTGGCGCTCGACGGGTTGGTGGTGAACACGCACCCGGTCACGGGGGCCACGATCGTTCCGGTGGAGTCGTAAGTCGTCCACGGGATGATTGCCACGAGCTTCTCGGTACCGGTGGTGGTGGAGCAGTAGATCTTGTAGTAGAACGCTCCGGACACCGCCGCCCAGGAAAGCGTGAGAGTGGACACGTTGCCACCAGCGGTCGTGCGGGAAACCTCAGCGGACCCCAGCTGCTCGCCGCCCCAAGTGATCGGGGCTACGATGAAGTAGTAGGTCCCATCGGGAATCGTCCCGCCCGTAGCCGAGGTCGCAGTGGACACCGTGCCCATCTGGACCTTCGGTCGGCACTGAGTCGACTGGATGATCGGCACATCGCGGTACGCGTTCAGCCTCCAGCCTCCAGGAATGTCGACCGTCGACAGGCCCTCGCCCCTCAGACCCTGGTTCAACCTCACGTTGGTCAGTAGCCTGCTGAACTTGGACAACATCTGCGGGCTCATGACGAAGCACTTGCGGTGCGCGAGTCCCTGCCGCTCGGTGTTGCGGTCTATCAGGTCGTCCAGGTCGATGAGGTCGGTCGGAACCGCTCCGCCCACCGCCTTGTTGATCCGGTTGGTTGCGATCAGCATATCCAGCCCCGGAGGGGTGTACGGATCTGCCCCGTCGTTCCCAAACGAATCGTAGGTCACCAGATCGTAGATGTGCGCCTGGACTTGATTCTCCATTTCCACTGCCGCCGCGTCGATGTAGTTCTTGCTGGAGTCCTGCAAGAAGTTGGTGACGGCACCCTTTCGCCGGACGACCTTCAGGTTGCGCCCCGTCCTCTGGTAGGTCGAATTGTTCGTGGGCGTCACAGCGCCCTCGCCCATCGCCCCACCGGAAGCTGGAAGGGAAGTCAAGCGGTTGAACTCATGGTACTTCTGTGCGTCGTACCGGGGAGTAATCACCGCGATTTCCGGCGTCAGCCTGACGATCAACGAGGTGATGATCTTTTCAAGGTGCTGCGGGATCAACGCCTCGCCCACGCCAGTCGCAGCGGTGAGCATGGCTTTCTGGACCAAGCTCCGCTGGTCGTTGGCGTACTTGTTAAACTGCCTCAGCAGATCCATTTCTTGGTTTGAGCCTCCTTAAGCTCTATCGGTCTAGTGAGCCCACGGCCCGGAGCCCGCGAACGTTGCGAGCACGCCGCCCAGGTCCTTGCGGATCTCGATCAGCGTCTTCTGTGGATCGGAGGGGTCCTGCGTCTTGCCAAGAACGCGAGCCAAGGACTTCACCACCATGTCGGCTACCTGCTCGTTGTCGAGCCCGTAGACCGGCTTGCGGTCGTCCTTCTTCACCGGATGGTCCTGGTCGTAGGCCCGCGTGACCTGATCGGCCAGTCCCAGGTTCTTCAGCAGGCTCACCATCGCCTCCTTGATGACCCTCTGCTCGTCTACGATCCCCTTCAGGACCTCGGCGAGCTGGTCATCGCGGGACTTGGCAGCGCCCTGCGTCCGGCGCAGCAGCGCGTCGGCAAGCATCTTGGACACAGCGTCCACGTTTTTCTCGTCCTCAGGCGGCAGCTCCTCGATCCGCTCCTCCGCATCATCGTTAGCGGCAGGAACTTCAGTGTCCGTCGCCCCCTGGCCCGAGTTCACAGCCTTCAGGATGGGATTCGTCCTTTTGGTCTCCTGTTCCGCACCAGCTGCAGGCTTCATCTTCTTGTCCTCCTCCTCGTTGGGAACGACCTCCTGACGGAGTTCGCCCGCCACCTCGGACTCGATCACCGGGGTCGCGCCCTGAGCCGCTCCTCCCTCAAGCGCCTCCAGTTCCTGGATCATCGCCTTGAGGTTGCCGATCAGGGTCTTCTCCTCCGGAGTGAGCCCCTTCTTGACCTTCATTTTCATGGTCAAGCCCCCTGTCCTATGGTGACTTGTGGACCTCTCAGTCCATGCTCAGTGAGCACCTTCACGAGTAGGTCCCTACCGGCCTCGAGCCGTTTAATCGCGTAGCGATGCACGTCCAAGGCCCGGTGCACTGGAGCGGTGCCGCTGTCAGCGGAAGTGTCCAGAAACACCGTTTCAGACTTCATGATCAACTCGACCATGAGGTCTCGATACTCTTCGAACAACGTTCGAAGCATGTCTTCCTTCTCTGCGGATTCTGAGTTCATGACCCCGCGAATCTCGTCATCCAGAGCACTCTGCAGGGTATAGTATTGGTCGTAGTAGTCAGTGCGGTCCTGCTGCGTCCGGAGCTTGTTCTTGATCGAGGCCTTCAGCCCCTTGCGGAAATCCGAGGGCATCGTAACCCCGAGAGCTTTGTACACCGCTCGGGCCACCGACTCCTGATAAGCCGGACGGGAGACCACGACCACTCCGTCCAGCTGGATATCGTCCATCACCCGGCGTCCGCCGGTGTCCATGGTCTGGATCCCGTTCTCCGGAATCACGCCCTCTATCGAGAATCCTTTCTGCTTTGGCTTGGTGTAAGGCGGCATCCCGTTGATCTGCCGCCACAGCTTGTCGCACTTTTCCAGAGTGTGCGGCCCCATCTCGTCGCCATCGTCGTACAGCCGGTACTCGGTCATCCAGTCGCCATCAGGTGTGATCTCAGAACCCATCAACCGCCCGATGTCGTCTATGAAGTCGATTCCGTGCCGCCCGGCGTACAGCAGGACGTCACCAGACCTCGCCTGTTTTTGGAATGACTCGATTGCCTTCGCCGTCATCCGTTCTCCGGCTCCGTCCTGCTGTAGGCCCGAAGACACGCCTCTCAAGTATCGGCGCTTGCGTCCGGACTCGTCCTTCTCGACAACGTGCTGCCCTTTTTCGAATTCGTATGGGTGGAAGCGGAAAGATACCCTGCGGGGCTCGGTTTCCATCGGCTCTTCTCCTATCCTAACACTCCCACACGCTCCCGTCAATCGTGTGTCACCGGCATCTCTGCCGTGTAGTCAATGTCGCAGTGACAGTTAATGACGTCCTCAGGTTCGGCTGCAGGATCGTGCGGGTGCTGCATGTTCTTCCAGCCAGTTCGCACCCACTCGCCCTTTCGCTTTTCATAGGTCGGCACCCGGAACGCCCGCCCGAAGGCCACGGTCCTGCCGTGCATCTTAGCATGGCCTGGACGCGGCTCCACCCGCGACAGATGCGGGTTGTGAATCCAGGTCTTACGGACTCTCATCCCTGGATTCTCAGCTCTCATCCTGCCGAAATATTGGTCCTTGATGTCGTTAATCGTGGAACGCACCTCGGTGATGGCGATGCGGTTCACATCAGGAGCAGCTCCAGTCTCAGGGTCGACCACGACGTAGCGGTTGAAGGTGCGCCTTATCCTGCGCTTGAAGTCGTTCACCACCTGCTCATGCACCCTGCCCTTGCGCTCTCCCCGGCGCTTGACATAGGCTGGGAGGCCAGTCTTAGTCTTGAACTCCGAGAGGCTGTTGCGAAGGTCCCGAGTCAGAGAGTCTCGCAGAGTCTCGGACAGAAACTCGCCTCGCTCCTGGGCCTTGCGAATGAATACGCTCCGCTTAGGAATCACGGCACTGATGTCTGGGAGATTCACTGTCCCAGGCCGGAACCGGCGTATCTGCCGTCTGAAGTGATCGGTCTTGAGCCGGGCGATGGCGTTGCTGATGTGCTGCGTATTGTCCGCTATGATCTGCTTCATTAGGACGCGGTAGCTCATGCCGGGCTTCCAGCGATATCGGCCCCAGAGCCTATCTTGAGACGCCTTCGGCATCGCACTTCCTCCTGAATCGGTCCTCCACGACATCCGCTCTGTCGTGCGCCTCATCATAGCTCAACCCGCTGTCCATCAGCTCTATCTCGTACAGCTCATGCACCAGAGTGGCCAATTGATCCAAGCTCGACATGCCTTCCTCTATCCAGACCTCGCCCTCAGGTATATACGGCCAGCGCTCATGATGACCACCCATGGTAAAGCCTGAGCCAAACTCGTTGCGGACCGCCTCACCCTCCACCTGCCGGATGTGAAGCTCGCCTATGTCAAACTCAGCGGGTAGCATTCCTCATGTACTGCAGAGCCTTGCGAACGATGATCCTGAGCAGCCCCTTACAGGTTCCTGCAAAGTCCTCATAACCCATGATCGCAAAGTCCGTGTCCTGAGTCTTCTTCTTCTCAGGACACACCCCTTCGACGAACTCCACGTCCTTGCATTCCTCGGCCTTCGCCGCCCCGCCGTGCTTGCCCCTCCAGATGCCGTAACACTTACCCAGCGCCTGCTGCTGAGTGCGGCCCTCGTCCATGACCACCTTGACGCACCTGGAGATGAACTCGCTCTGTTTCTCTCCTGCATTCGGTTCTGGCATCTCATTCCTCCGGTTCAGGTTGCCCCCGCAGCAACCTCAAAGATCGATCATGCTTCTTGATCGAATCCATCAAAAGCTGAGTATATGCCTGCTTCTCTTCAGGCTTCATGCGGGATTCCCAGCCCGTCTTGCCATAGCGCTGTTGCAGTACCATCCTCGCCTGCCCAAGCTTCTTGTCTGCAGTAATCGCCACGTGGAAGGCCTCGTACACTGGACCCTTGGCCTTGATGTCCTCAGGAGACATCTGCTCGGCAGATTCCTCCTCAGGATCGGTGATCTGCTTCCAATCACCCGGCCCGACCTTTTGCCACTTCGTGCCATCGGCACGGGTCCGCGTCTCTCCAACCTCAGCTGGCTTGATTTTGTTCACCAGCTCCAGATTCTTGACCGCAGCCTGATATTGCAGGGAAGCGAGATCGAAGTTCTCCATGGCCTTCTTGAGCGGGTCCAGATGCACCCCGTCTACGTTGTACACCTCGTCCCGCTCCTCCACGTCTCGGTCCATAGAAGACATGAAGAATGAGCCCTTCTTTCCTTCCTCCTGCTCAGGCTCATCTTCAGTGGCTCCTACTCCTTCCGTTTCCAAGGCCTCCAAGTAGTCGTCCTCTTCAGCTTCATCCTCAGCTTCGGCCTCAGAATCCTCTTCGGTCTCAGGCTCAAAGTCTCCACGCTTGCGCATCATCTTGATGTACTTGCCGATGCCATAGGCAGGATCAGCCAACTGCTCTTCCAGCGAGTGTCCCTCGTTCACAGCGTCCGCGATGTGACGTCCAAGCGTGGAGTCCAGCACCTGCACAGCCTCACCCATGGGAAGCTTGTACTTGTCTGAAATCGCAGCGGCAGCGTCATCGAAAGCCTTCTCCTTGTCCTCACCCGCCTCACCCGGCTCACCGACGTTGTAGAAGAATCCGCCTGCAGTGTTCTGCGATGGAGGAGCTTTGCGCTCAGGTTCCTCCGTCCACGCCTCCGCATCACTTAGGATCATCTCCCTGATGTCTGCAGGATCTGTGGAGTTGCTAAAGTCTTCTGGAGATCCTATGCGAAGGCCCTCATTGATCGCATCCGAAAGCTTCTGCTTCGCATCATCAGACATCAGGCCCACAGCCTGCTCCAGAAGCTTGTGCTTGTCACCTTCCCAATCTGGAGCCCACTGCCTGCGGCCTTCCTGAGACAGCTTCGTGGGTCCGGCCTTCCCTGGACCCTTAGACTCTGCAGGCTTCTTCTCCCCACCCTTCGGAGCCTTCGCCCAATCCCCAGACGGCTGCTTCACATAGTCCACTCCGCCCCAGTTCCGCCGGGTACCGACAGGCAAGGCACGGCCCTTCCCCACTTCCTTGCTCTCCAAAGCCTTCGCCACTGACTGTATGCCATTCTGCGCGAAAACCTCTATGCGAGCCATCTTCTTGACCTCCCCATCCCCTCCAAGGAATCGCCCAAGCTCCCCAATTATCTGCTCAGCCGTACGCCCGGCAATAAGAGCCTTCTCCATCCGCTCCAGGCACTCTACCTCAAGCTCCCGGTACATCGCCTCCAGGTCCCGTGCCAGAGGCCTCACCATGGTCACGACCTGCTTCACCGAAAGCCTCGGAGACCGGAGCTTTACCATACACTTTCTCCACTCTGCCGCAGTTCGGACACTGCACCAGCCAGTGATCGCCCACGTGCACCACCGTCCTCAC